ACCATGGAAAAAAACACTAATATGATTGTTGGTAGAAGAAATTCGGACCAACCCGCAAGTATTTCGGTAACTTGTGCGTACAGCGAATGCCCGAAAATTAAATCCATTTCGAATAACGGTTGGACCGTTTGCTCGAACGAAACACCTCGTCACGGTGGAATTATCGTTGAATCCCAAATGTGCAATATGTGCTGCAAATTTTATTGTGAGTATTGTGCTCCTAAAGTCTTCTCTTTCGATTCTGCTGGAATGTGCCACCCTTGTCGCGTAGATTTCGCAGGCTTTTTGACGGAAGATGATTATGTTTTCGACGAATATTACGACACTCCTATGAGTGCCAAAATGATCCAAAAGATGCCCACTTTATATGAGTATTTTGACAATGTTCCTAAACAAGACTTAAGTTTTACCCCTTACTTCGATGTTATTTGTCGAGATAACCTCAAATATGTTATTGAAAATCCTAGTCTCCCTATAGCACAAGCTGGTACTAGGCGCTTTGTTCCCAATGCGACAATAATAGCGTGGATATTTGCCCCCAGTAATACCCTTTTTAAGATGCATGGTAAACAAGCTCTGGCCCGATTTGAAAACGAGGGCCAAAACTTTATTGCTAGTTATCTTATTTCTCACGTTTATCATTGCTTATATAATGATGAACGGGTGATTGCTTTCCTTAATAATGTCCATGTTCAACGTGTGTTTTGTTCTTTAAGGAAACTCTCTTTGTCGCTAGCCCATTATTACGAAGCCGACAAACAAGTTTATGATTTTAGTACGACAATTTCTGGACAAAATAAATCGGTTCTAATTCGAGTGATTGTACCTATTCACTCTGATTACTCTAGTGTTCACCGTTTTTTTTCTCGAGATTGTGCTCAGGCTCAAATGGAAGCTTGTATTGAATTAGATCCCGAGGATAGCGTCGATCATAATGTCCCTGACGTTGTCCCCCCCGAACCTCCTAAAGGCTTCTTCGCAGCAGTAAGAGCCTTTAAAGATGATGTTATTAATTATCCCGCGAATTCAGCTTCTGTTAAAGAAAGAGTTCGTGTGGTAGAAGAAAAGTTCTCAAATACTGCTGACGCTGTCAAAGAAGCCATGAGATCTGTGCATGGTGTTGCAGGAGATATGAGCCATACAGTAAAGAAAATATTCGCCCTTTTCTCAGATCCTAGCCGCCTGGCTGATGTAGGCTCAGCTTACCTTGAAGAGCTGTTAGACCCTTACCTTCCTCATAACGAAGCAGAACTTGGAGATTATTTTATTAACATAACAGCTCTCGGTCTTAAAATAGTTAATCTGTTTAAACTATTAGAGCTCTCTGGTTTTGACTCTCGTGTATTGATGCACATAGCCATCAATGAATTTTACTCTAGGCCCTGGTTGTTTAAAAAAATAGTCAATTTTATGACTAGAATCATTTCAGCTATCAAATCCGTCTTTGGATTTGCAAATTTAGCAGCAAAAGTAGAAGCCCAGGCTGGAGATATTGTAGAAAGTTTCTGGGCTAAGATATTTACCCTTTTGAATTCTCACGGGCGTGATATCTTTATGGTTTTTGGTTTGTTTGTAGGAACTGTTTTTGGTTTCAACCAGTCCAAATTTTTTACATTCGAAGGTTTGCTAGAACGTTTAGCCGTTAAGGTTAGAGCGTTTTCATCCATAGCAGACTTCATTTCCAAGTTCGTTGCCCCTATCTACAGTAGCATAATGGAAATATTCTACGGAGAGAGAAATCTTGCTGGAGCCCCACCTGGCAAGACCACTCAAATAGAGTTATTGTTGACCCAAGCAGACCATTTGCTCGATCCTTTTCATAGGTTAAATAGTCAATCCTTGCCTGCTCATGAGAAAAAACCTATGTTACTGACCATGATTCAGATCCGAGCAAATATCGAACAACTTTTGAAGCAAATAGATACAAAGACAGCTATTTATGGTTTACTTGTAAGTAAGCGTAATGAGCTGTCTAGATCACTAAATAAGTTTTCTGATATAGGAAACTTTTCAACCCCCATGAATAAACCGAGACCTGTGGTTGTTTGTATTTCAGGTCCACCTGGGGTAGGAAAATCTAGGTGCGTAGAGTTTATAGTAAGAAACTATGCACGAGTTCATGGTTTTCCAGAAGATCAAGACCCTATGAGCCTGTTGATGAGAAGAGATAGGCAAGATTATTATAATGGGTTTAGCGCCCAACCTATACTTTTGTTTGACGACTTTAACGCTGTCGTTGATTCTGGCCCTAATCCAGACCCCTGGTTCAAAAATCTGTTAGATCTAGCTACCGAGACTCCAGTTCCATTGGAGATGGCAGCAGTTGGAGACAAAGGTCGCTGTTTCTCGACCTTTAACCTAATTATTTTAACAGCAAATACAGTGACTTTTGCTGTAAATAGCTTAAATTATAAGGAAGCGCTAGACCGTAGGATAGACATTCATGTGTCTATGTTCGCTCATGGTTGTGGCACCGACATAACAAAAGTGTCCACCTTTAAGCATTACAACTTTACTCCCTGGGTTGGCTCTAACTTGTATGAGCGATTTGTTGACGGATTTAGTGCAGAAGCATATTTTAACGCCACTCGAATTCAATTGTTAGCTCAACAAGGAATTAAAGTCCCAATTTCAACCGTTCCCTGTACAACTTGTCCTAAAGTCAATGACAAGTTTCCAGATGTACCTCGTTGTTACAACATATGGGGTTTTTGGGACATAATTTCGAAGAAATTAGAACAAAGGACCGCGGACTTTTTGGCCAATACGGCATCCTTCGAGTCTATCGTTAAAAAACAAACAGTCTTTTCGTTTCCAGGCATGATTCCTATCTCTGCCCCATCGAAAACCCAAGCCGGAGAAGAAATTTTTATCGGTGCAATTACCGCTGTTAATGAAGCTGTGAATGACAAGCAGCTTGCAATTCCAGTTAAAAGCCCATTTATTAAAGAAAACGTGATTAAGATAGGAAAAACCGAAACTACTTGTTCTTCTGCGGGTTTTGTATCTGAGGACGAAGATTCTCTCTTTACAGCAGATGAGAAGGAAGACGTGGTAGATATATACTCTGACTTCTCGCCCCTTAACTACGAACCTTTTGAGTTCGATGAAAAATGTGAAGATCTTAGTTTTCCAGATATGTTCACTTATGAGCTTAAGGTCAAAGACGTGGAAGTTACCAAGACAGTTTATTGGCCACACAGAGATTTTAAATATTTTTATATAGGATCTCAGCGGTGCTCGCTCGTTCCTTTAGAAACTACTGATAAGAGAGAGTTTGAGAAAGGGTTCGTGGAGTATATTAAGATTGCCTTCTTGTACCGGACCCTTTGTCGGTATTGCCTTATAGTGGATCCAGCGTATGTCAGAATTTTCTACAAATCTGAGCGAGTGGTCGTGAATTGGAAGGCTTTCTATGAGAAGTTCGATAAAGGACTGTTTGTGCCAATGGCCTACATAAGAGAGTCGGTAATCGATGAGTACTCTATTAAACACTCTAAAGTAATCGCCTCCCATAACAAGTTCTTGACTATTCTTACATCTTTATTGGGCGCGATAATTGCTACCGGTGTTGGTCTTGTGGTATATCGTTGGAATTCTCAAACCTCAAACTCTGAAGGCGAAGAACCTCTTGCCCTAGCAGTCGCCCCTCAATCTGATGTGCGCTCTCATGCACGAGGCCTTGGGAAACAGAAAGATAAACATAATAAGAAAGAGAATAAAGCCCGCGTTTACAAACCTCGGTTTGATAAGAATTGGGGTCGTGAGGTCAAAGGCCAAGCTGGTTCGGATAATTCAAATTCGGTACTATACAAGATCTCAAATAATATGTATAGCGTAGCTTACCTTGATCCTGTGTCTCAAAGAGGAGTAAAGATCGGACATTGTCTCTTTGTTACCGGTCAACTCGCTCTGTTCTTTAACCATGGGTGGGAGAAGATCAAGCTCAAGGGTGTGGACAAAATCTATTTGTGTGCACCAAATAAGAACCAGCGGGAAATCTCTATAGAAAAGGTTTTTCCTGTGGTTTATGAAGAGCTTGACGTAGTGTTTCTCAAGTTCTCAGAATGTGCTCAACACACATCTATAGTTAAACACTTCCAGACCGAAGCATTTACTCATTCGTACGAGGGAGAGTTTGGCCTACTTAGCCACGCTAACGAAGCTCCTCCAATATTGCAACTTCGCTCTCTAGCTAATGTGAACTATGAGAATGATACCTTGACCTATTCTACGGCGGACGGAGCTAATAGTTATGAAGTTCATGAATATTATAACTACACCGCAAAGACTAAGTCTGGTGAATGCGGAGCAATTTTGTACTATCGTTTTAATAACCAGTTAACGATAGTTGGAGAACATGTAGCAGGATCTCAATCTGTCGGGTCTGCTACTGGGTATTCGACTGTGGTGACACAGGAGCTTATCCAAAATGCGATAACTGTTTTCAATGAACAGTTTCCATCAAAACCAGTTCTCAATGTAGAGACAGTTGCCAAGTTGGCAATTAGCGCCCAGGGCGAGTCTCTAGAACCCGCATTTGAGAACAATAAAACTCTAGATCTATGTCTAGATGGTCGGAATATTAGAGAGCTTTTGGGCTCCAATATCGATGTTTTAGGTCAAATGCAAGAGGTCTCTGGTACCGTGCTCGATTTAACTCCCAGAGTTAAGTCTCAGATAATGCGATCTGACTTATATAGTCCTAAAGTTGAGAAATATATCCTTTGCGCACCAGCGCAGGTATCCATCCGGGTTGTTAAGCCTGATTGTATACGATATCCTCTTCTTGATGGACTCAAAAAAGTTACTAAGACTCAACCCTTTGTTGACCCGCACATCTTAGCTGCGGCTGCGTTTGAGTTGAAACAGAAAATTTTTGTAAGCTCTACGGTTGCCTCAACGAAAGACCTGCTAACATGGGAGGAAGCGATCTATTCCTCTCCTAGGTTTCCCAAGTTGAATAGAATTCCTTGGCAAACTTCCCCTGGCTATCCTTATATGCTAAGTAAAGGAAGTTCCAAGGGCAAAGAGCTTTGGATAGGGTCTCATGGTTCTGAGTTTTTAGATAAGACCCTTATTTCTAATTGCGAAACTTTAGAATCTGAGTATTTAAAGAATACTCATGTCCCTCAGATATTTGTAGATTGTTCTAAAGTAGAGCGACGACTTAAGTTAAAAGTCGAGCTTTGTAAGACCCGCTGCTTTTCTATCTGTCCATTGGATTATAACATAGTCTTTCGGAAATACTTTGGCGCTTTTATCAATTGGATGGTAGAAAATCGTATCTACAACGGTTCCACTATCGGAATTAATTGTTATAAGGAGTGGGCTTGCCTCAAGAAGCACCTGTCTAAACGTTCAGATAAAGTGTTTGCTGGTGACTTCGGAGGTTTTGACGGTTCAATCCTTTATGCTTTTGGCGACCCCATTCTAGACATTATAAATGAGTGGTATGGGGATAGTTATTCTGCTATGAGGTACAACTTGCTTCAAGCCTATTTGTGCTCTTACCACTCAGTGTATGGTGTGGTTACAAGGTGGGATCATTCAGGTCCATCAGGCCACCCCTTTACCTCTATATACAATAGTCTTTTCGTATTACTACTGTTTCGTTATGTGTATACAGATACGGCTAGGACTTTCTCTATTCCAGATCCTGCTCCTTACGATGCAGTTGTTACGACAGTAGTCAATGGGGACGATAATGTTTCCAATGTTGATGACGTAGTCTCTCCTTGGTTCAATCAGAACACGTTTGCTTTAGTTAGTAAAAAACTAAATGTTGAGTACACGGTGGAGACGAAAGATGAGAGGGACGTTCCGAACTTCCGAAACATTCGTGAAGTTTCTTATTTGAGACGTTTCTTTAGATCTGATACAACTAGGGGAAATGGTTGGATATGTCCATTGGACCCTGATGTGATATATGAGTCTCCGCTTTGGACAGAGTCAAAACACTTGTCACATCCTGAGATTCAGATAAATACCTTGCTAGCTTCTGCTTTTGAAGCGTCTCTGCATGGTCGGACTTTTTACGAAAAGTTTTGTTCAGTCTATCATGAACAAATTGTGGACTTAATGGTCGATGGAAATACTCACTACAAAGAGGTGATATTTCCTTCTTATTTCCACCAGCTTTCAGCTTATGATCAAAGAGCTGAAGACGCTGATGCAACTTACCGTCTCTTATGACGGTTCTTTTCTTTCCAGATTTGTGTTTTGTCTGGGGTTTTTAAAACACAGGGTAGTTACCTTAGGAACTATAATGGTGATTCCATTTTGCTCATCAAGTTGTGTCTAATAACAGACTTTCTCTCCAACGGATTGTCTGGGTGTATCTCACAAAGAACTTGCGGAACACGTGAATACGGTCCACAGTTGCGATATTTGGAGACAGTGCGTGATCAGACGCTGTGCTCATTAGAACAATATATTCAGATCTCTAACGATTACTCCTCAAACATTTCCGACGTCAACATAGGAAACAAAGAATTTGTTGACACCTCGTCTCCATCAGACGATGCAGTCAAAACTGTGATGGAAATAACCGCGTTTCAAGATACCACGGCTATTATAGCTTCTAAACCAAATCTTTCTACCGATCCAGCTGAGGTAAAAATGGAAGTTGAGCACACGATCAACAACTTTGTCAACCGACCTTTCTACGTTGATGAATATACCTTCTCTCCCTCAAACGCTGTAAATGATATTTTAGCTACAATTGATTTTCCCACTGGGTTTGTCAATAAAATGTATAATTGTAAGCTAGAAGGCCATCGGTTTTTCCGAGCTGATGTCAAGATCATGTTCAAGATTAACGCTCCAACCATGTCTAAAGGTAGGCTGTTAGCTTATTATGCTCCTTTTCAGTCATCGGTTGGTACCTATTCAACACCTAATAACATTAGGAGTGGCTCTGGGTATCCGTGTGTAGAACTAGACATGGGAACTCAGACATCTGTTTCTTTAACTATTCCCTATGTTTCGCCATTGTCTGCTTATGACCAAATTACAGATAATGGAAATATGGGAACTCTTAAGTTAATAGTTTTATCACCGTATGGATCCACTTCTACGACTTATAACGCGAAGATTGGTCTTTATTGCCATTATAGTAATATTAATCTTCGAGTTCCTTCTTATTCTCAAACGAGTGCTCTCGCAATTGCTCAAGGAGAAGCGATGTTGAACTCTGCCATGCAGCTTTTATCGAACAACAAACCTATTGTTGGTGCTGTGTCTAAGATGGTAGATAGGAGAGCTCCTAAGATGTCTGGTTTGTTAAATGACTTACCTTGGTATATGGGAATTGCTGGGAAAGCCCTCACTGCTTTTGGGCTCAGCAAAACTCAGGACTTAGAGAAGTCTCATGCTTTTAAAAATGCTCCTCTAGACAAGTATTGCAACTCTGAGGGGGTGGATATGTCAACAATGCTAGCTCTTAAACCCGATAACGCTTTAGGAGTAGATCCCTCTTTGTTTAGGTCTTCTGTCGATGAGATGGATCTTAAACACCTTTGCACGAAACAGTCCTTTTTAACCAATGCTTCGTGGTCTACAACTGATGCGGTGGGCGCGCCAATAATGCTCATTCCTATTACGCCAGCCTATAGCTCGGATATTACTGAGGTTGGACAGGTTTTCACTCCAACTTTGATTCACTTTATTTCATCTTACTTCCAATTATGGAGAGGGTCTCTTAAGTACAGATTTTCTGTAGTTAAGAATCAATTTTACTCTGGACGTCTTCGATTTGTGCTCTTTTCAGGTTTGAACGTTTCAGATTTGACCTCGACTTTCCTCGAAGAGTACATCGATTTTTTCCCTTCATACGTTTGCAATTTCCAAACAAACAATGATGTTGTTGTAGAAGTGCCCTTTGTATTCAATCAAAAGTTTTGCCGAGTGGATCAGACTGGTGGAACCCTAAACCAGACTAATTCGATTGGGACTCTTGGTGTTATCGTTGAATTGGAGTTAAAACCAGCTCAGGATTCTATTCCTCCATCAGTAGATGTTCTATGCTTTATTGGAGCGGGAGACGACTTTTCGCTGGCTTATCCAGCTTTTAACAGCTTGATACCCAAAGTCACCGATGTACCAGTCATTCCTCCGCCCCCTATAACTTCTGCTAGCACCTGTATAGCTCAAAGTGGAGCCCCTAGTCCTCTAGTAGCTGCTGAGGCAGCTGGAGCCCACAGTGAGCAAGACCGTAAGGAGTCCTATCCGTCCCAAACTATCCTTAAATTCCCTAAGACAGACTTTTCGTCTGAAGCTTATTGTGTCGGCGAGTCTTGCTTGAGTCTTAGATCTCTTACTAAGCGCTTCTCGTTTCTTAAGAACTACCCCCTTGGTTTTTTTCCTCTTGGCTTTGATACTGGCCAATTCTCCCCAAATTCGACTTTGCTAGAGTCGATATCTTTCCTGTATCGATTTTATGCCGGATCCAGACGGTATAAATTTATAGTTACCAAACACCCAAAGAAGGCAGGACTAGTCCCGTCCAACCTTCGTTTGGTAGCCACCCTTCTTCCTAACATTGAAGGGGATATACAAGCACCGGCGCCCATAACGCTGACTGTTTCCCCTTATCAATCTTCTCCTAGTGCATTAACTTTTGTAGATCTCAATCCTGTGCTCGAGATCACCGTGCCCTTTTATCACTCAACTCCTATAGATTTGCTATCTTCGCAATCTATGGTCACCTCTGTTGCAAGACCCGCGTTTTGTATCAGTTGGTTGTATGATGGAATGTCCGAAGCTGATGAACAAGGTGCTGTTGATGTATTGGTGGCCGCTGGCGACGACTTCTCTTTTGGCTATCAAGTAGGCCCACCCAACGTCGTTCGCTCTTCTCTCTTCTAACTCCATGGACCAAGCCGGCAACGGTCCAC